ATATATGGCAACATTTGAAGCAGGTCAATTCCGTATCGGATTGGTTGGCACTCAGGCTCAGGAAATGCTTTTCAAACCAGTTTTTTTTGACGCTGAAATCGAAGATATTTTCGAGACAATGGTACTCGTAAACAATAAGCAACAAATTGGCTACGTTGGCGTTATGGAGGATATTATGCAGCTGTCAGGCGGTTGCGGTTGGACTCCAAAGGGTGCACTCGGATTGTTTGAAAGATGTATCGAAGTAGACGAAATCAAAGTAAACCTCGAATTGTGTTATGATGAATTTGTAGGTACTGTTTATAAGCAAAAGCTTAAGGCAGGAACTCAGAGCAGCAACTTGGAAGGCACTATCTTTATGCAAATTCTTATGACCCGTATGGTTCAGGCTCTCCGCAAACAAATGTTGAAAGTGGCTTTCTTTGGAAACAAGGCAAGCGTAGACGATGCTGTAAATATTACAGACGGTATGTGGTCTGTTTACATCCCGCAATTGGTTGCTAACAACTTGGTTCCTTATATCAATTCAAACTCAGGTACTCCGCTCGGTGCTGGCGATGGTATCGACTTATTGACTGCAGTTTGGGAAAATAGCACAAATGTACTTTCTGCAGTTCCTGAGGCACAAAAAGTATTCTTAGTTTCTGCTAATGTTTACAGACAATACCTGCAGGATCTACAAAATAATGGTGTAAGCTCTGCGGCTCACTTGACATTGTTAACCAATGGCGCTCAAAGATTGACTTTCAACGGAATTGAGGTTAAACCAATGTACGACTGGCAGCAATACGCAGACAGCTACTTAAATGTTCAGGATGCTAACTTTGTGCTTTACACTGAAAGAACAAATTTCGTTTTGGGTACTGACATTGCTAACCCGATCAATCAGGCAATGGCTTGGCACGATATGGAAGAGGAAAAATTGAAAGTGAAATCACGTTTTTATCTTGGTTTCAACTACAAGCACTCAGACCTTATCACGGTTGCATACTAATTTTTTAACCTAAATAAAAATATAACTATGAGCTGTTTAACAACAGGTTTAACAATAGATTGCGCTAATGCCTGCGCTGGTGGTTTGGCAAAGTTTTGGGTCGCTTCGAAAGAGGATGTATCCGCTTTGAATATCACAGCTGGCGAGATTGACACGATCACAATGGTAGGAGCGACTAAATTTTATGAGTTCGAACCTTACCAAGAGACTGCCAACTTTACCGAGACTGGCGAAAGAGTAAACTGTAATACGGTTATTACTCAAACTTTAGTTGCTATTTTTCCGTGTCATGCTTTGGCAACGAGAGAGGCAATTAAAGAGCTGCAAGATTGTTGCTGCGGTTTTATCGTAATCCATGAGGAGAACAACGGCACTCGCTGGTTGTGGGGCGCTCCAGATGCTTTGACAACTTTGGGCATTGCTTACCCTGCTCAGCTAACAAATTTCGAAACAGTTACGGGAACAGCAATTAACGACCAAAACCAGTCGACTATTACTTTAACATCGCGTGGTACCGTTCAAGCTATTCCGCTGGAATCAACAGTTACTATTCCAGTCTAATAATTGGATTTTGGGGAAATTCATACGGAGGGGGAGGGTGTTTATCCTCTCCCTTTTTTAAATTAAAAATCTGTTTTTATGTTTAAAGTAAAAGAAAAATTCATTGATTGTACGGTTTATAATACGAATTTTAACGTACATTTGTCAAAAGCAACGCAGGAGCAGCTCGAGCACTTATATCATATAGGTTTTAAAGGTGTTGAGTTGGTAGGTAAAAAGCCAAAAAATAAGGCTGTAGACAACTTTAAAGCAGAAACGACAGATAATAATAATGAGTAGAAGAAAAGCCGTTATATCGGGCGAAAATAAGCCAAAACAAGACGTTTACGCTTGGGGCTCTCTTAATTCGGGAGTGCATCCGTTTAAAGTGGACGATATTTTCAGAGAACCGACAAAAGAAATTTTAGATCGGACGGTCTGGGAATATGTACCCTTTTCGACTTATGATCTTTGCAGGCTCGACCGATTGCAGGCTATTTGTAATAATAGTCCGACAACGGCTGGCATAATTCAGCAAAAAGTTAACTATTTCGGAGGCGATGGATTTTATACGGTTCCTGCAGCTACAATGTCTATGCTTGCAAGTTTAAAGACAGCAAAAGTAGAGGCTCAGGAAATAACGGAAGAGCAGATCCAGTCTTTGAATGATTGGCTTACTTTATTGACTCCAGAAGGTTTAAATGTCGAGGAGTTGACGGCTAAAATTTGCAAAGATTTTGCGAGCTTTGGCAATGCCTTTATCGAAGTTCAAAGGATCAAAGTAGGTCAGACTAAAAAGTATTATTTGCGCTGCTTGCCGATTAACTGGTGCCGACCTCGAAAAGCGGCAAAAGATAGCATTTATCCAACTCATATAGGGGTGTCGGACGAATTCGAGGAAGCTTGGGAAATCACTCCGCAAAATGTGACTGACTTGCCTATTTTTCCAGCTTTCGAAAAAATCGGAGGGGTTGAAAAGTCAATAGTTCACTTGAAAAATTATGAGCCTACTTTGGTTTATTGGGGCATCCCTGACTGGGTAAGCGCTAAAATCTGGGCGGAGCTCGAGTATCGCATCCCAAAGTTTAATCAAAGCAAGTTCGAAAATGGTTTTACTCCTTCGGCTATTATTTCGCTCTTTGGCTCAGCCAATCAAGAGGAAGCTCAACAAGTAGTTCGAGCAATGAAGGAATGTTTCACGGGTACGGGGAATAATTCTAAAATGTTTATTCAGGCTTTGAGAGATCCGACTTATAAAAGCGACGTTCAAGTTTTGAATAGCAGCAACGAGGGCGAATTTTTGAACCTTCAAAACATGGCTCAGACTAATATCATTGCAGCGCACAGGTGGTCGGTATCGCTCACGGGATTAAGAACGGCTGGAAGCTTAGGAACAAATCAACAGATCCGCTCAGAGTTCGACATTGTTTATAATACTGTCATCCGTCCGATGCAAAGATTGTACCTGACAAAGTTCCTTAATCCAGTTATCCAAGACGCTGGCAAATGGTTGGGCTTTGACTGGTCCAATATTGCGCTCGATATAGCGAAGCCAATGCCAGTGAGTTTTGCTGGCGATATTCCAATCAAAGATATTTTAACGGTGGACGAGATGAGAGCGGAGTTAGGGTTTCAACAAATAGAACAAGAGCAAATCAATATAGAAAATGCAGACACTAATTAAGCCAGGCGAGGTAGTCAATACGGGCATTTATCGACCTGCTCCAGTAACGGCTCGCTTTGATGTTAACCAAATAAGCCCTCACATTAAGGACAGCGAGGAGCGCTTTTTACAGCCACTTCTGGGCGTTGCCTTATACAATGACATGATAGCTCAACAAAACGCTTTAGAGAGCAATTACAACCCTGCAGTCGGGGCAATTGTCAATAAATTTATTGCTCCCGCTCCTGCGGTATATGAAACGCTCTGGACTGACTTTTTGCTTCGTTATACTGCTTATGCTGTCTATTATGAAGTATTGCCTTATTTGACTATTCAAGTGAGCAGTAAAGGAATTTATCAAAACGATAGCGAATTTGCACAAAATGCAGGCGTAAACGGTGTTCGATTCCTGCAAGACAATATGATGCAAAGGATTGATAATTTAAAGCCTTTAATCGAGAATTTCCTTTGCGCTAATAAGGCGCTTTTGCCTTTGTTTGACGCTAAACATTGCCCTTGCGAGGACGATTGTGGGCACTGCCATACTAACTGCGGATGTGGCTATTTCAATATGACTGGCAAGCACTGCCATACCTGCGAGACGAAAAAAAATACTTCAACTAATATAATTTTTTACCAATGAACATAGTAAAACAATCGACTGGCAACGTCGTTTTAACGGATGCCGCTGGCAATATCCAAAAGGTTTTTGTTAATGTCAATGCCTTAGACGTAAAAGGGACTGACGAGGTTATTGTTAAATTTGGCTTCAATCAATGGCACTCTTTATTTGCCAGCCAGATTGCTAACACTCAGGTCGAGCCAGCTTCTGCAGTTGCTTTCTCTGGCAATGCTTTTGATTTAGTCGCTTTACTTTCGAGCTCTTTTTTTTTTGATGTAGCAGGGGGAGGAGCAGGTGACCTTGCATCTGTACTTGCAATTGGAAACGAATCGGGAACTTCAAATATTGAATTCGATGCGGGGTATGGAATAGTTCTTGATAACAATTCAAGACTTCAAGAGGGCACTATTGACGCTGGATTAGGTGGGTTAAAAGGTATTGCTGAAATATGCGGGCTTGGTTTCGAGAGTAAATGGGAGGGCGGTGTAAGGTATATAATGAGCAGCTCGGGTAATGTTATCCGACAGTCTTTGTATAACTTTGGAAATACTCCGACAACTACGGATGACGATACAAAAGGCTATCAAATTGGCTCGCTTTGGACATTAGATAATGGTACCGTTTACGAATGTTCTGATTCGACAACGGGAGCAGCGATTTGGGTATTGCAACAAAATGCAGTTCCGACTTTGGACCAAATATTAGGCTCAGGAAATTCTGCTAATAATAAATCAATAATTGATTTGGATTATTTAGATTTTGAAACAACACTTGGACATTCTGTTGGTGTTGCTGAATTGGCGTGGAATGATACTGACGGAACTCTGGATTTAGGTCTGAAAGGTGGTTTAAAAAATAGACTTGGTCAGCAATTAGTAGTTAGGGCAAGAAACACGAGCGGTTCTACTATTAGCAAAGGCAGCGTTGTAAAGGTAGTTGGTGTTGCAGGCGGATTTGTTGGTATAAACTTAGCACAAGCAGACAGCGTAGCAAATAGCGAAACAGCTTTTGGTATTGTTGCCGAAGACATCGCAGACACAAGCAACGGATTTGTAGCAATTAACGGATTAGTACACGGAATTAACACTAATGCTTATACAGAAGGTGATATTTTGTATCTTAGTCCAACTGTAGCAGGTGAAATTACAAATGTTAAACCTGCATCACCTAATTATATAGTTATAATCGGATATTGCGCAAAGAAAAGCGCAGTAGATGGACACATCTTGCTACACGTTGAGAACGATACAAGACAAGCTGTCGAGATACAACTTGCTGCATCGGATGAAACTACAGCATTGACAACTGGAACGGCAAAGGTAACATTCAGAATGCCTCACGCAATGACACTAACTTCTGTTCGTGCAAGTTTAACAACGGCTCAGGCTTCGGGTTCTATTTTTACCGTTGACATAAATCAAGGTGGCAGTTCTGTTCTCGGCACAAAGCTGACCATTGACAACACAGAGAAAACATCTGTTACTGCTGCAACTGCTGCAACTATAACAACATCTGCGCTAACTGACGATGCCGAAATTACAATAGATATTGATCAGGTCGGAAACGGCACAGCAACAGGTCTTAAAATAACTCTAATCGGAACAAGATGATTATAAATCCTTATTCTTTTGGGGTTGCTTATGACCCCGATGCGCAGGCGTTTTTTACAGCTTCGGGCTTAACAGGTGCCACAAATTTAAACGCTGTTAATCAGCTTGTTTTAGATTTGAAAGCAGCAAGCATTTGGACAAAGATGAAAGCTATATATCCAATGGTTGGTGGTACGGCTGCTCTGCACAAATGGAATTTAAAAGACCCGCAAGATACAAATGCAGCGTTTAGGTTAGTTTTTTCAGGTGGTTGGACACATAGCAGTACAGGCGCTGCTCCTAATGGCGTTAATGCCTACGCAGATACTTTTTTAACTCCAAATACAAGCTTATTATTAAACAGTAGTCATGTTTCTTATTATAGCAGAACTCAAAGTAATGGAACGGAAATTGAAATTGGAAGCTCGACAGCAGGTAACTTCGGAGACCCTCGTACATTACTTGAAATAAGAACGAGCGGAACAACTTATTATGCTGTAAATTCACAAGGTACTTATATATCTTATTCAGATGCGGATAGCAGAGCGTTTTATATAGGTAATCGTACTGGCGCAAGTGTAATAAATGGTTGGAGAAATAGCACAAAGGTAGCAACAGGAACAACTCCAAGTTTTGGATTAAGTACAAGAACTTTTTATCTTGCAGCTTTAAATTCTGGCGCTTCACCTTTATATTCTACAAAACAATGCGCTTTTGCTTCTATCGGTGACGGCTTAACTGATACTGAAGCAGGCAATTTTTATACAGCCGTGCAGGCATATCAAACAACTTTAGCAAGACAAGTATGACACAAGTAGGACTTTTAACAGAATCGCAAAAAGATAGCTTAGTCGGTCAGTTATACGACGATGACAGCTATTTTAACCCAATACAGGATATTGATGACAACTGGATAATTTCTGTTGAGGAGATGGAATTTTGTGTTAATCCTGAATTTATGTGGGTAAAAACACTACCTTTGATAGAATATAAACCAAAACCATCACCGCCATTTCCCCCAATAGAAGAATGAACAAAAAGGTCGGTTTATTAGATCAGGATGAGAAAGAAGCTTTAGAGGGCGAGAAATACGACCTTAATAATTTTTTTACTCCTTTAGAGGATGCCGACGGAAATTTTGTTCTCCCTATAAACCAAATTCAAAACAATAAAAATATAGATTTTTGGTGGGTAAAATACCTACCTTTGATTGATTATAAACCTAAACAAATGGACAAAAGTATTATTCCAGACATTATGGCTCTCTCTGGGCTTTTTCTCTTTACTGGGGCGGAGATTAGCATAGAAAACACAATATTCGAAATTATAAGCAAATTTGGCGTTGTGGCGGTGCTATGGTACTGGCTGCAAAACATGAAGGGACAGATAAAAGAGCAGATGCAACACTTCAGCGGTGAGACGGAATTATTAAGGAAGGAGCACAAAGAAACGCTCACGGAATTTCAGGACGTCCACAACAAACACAATGAGCTAATAAAGCAACAACTCGAGGCAAAGGACCAAATGATCAAAGACCTGCAAAGTAAAATTAAGTGAGTGAAAGGACGCTTTTATCTGCACTTTTGAGCTTTAGACAAAAAAAATATTCACATCTTGAAAAAAAATATTGTCAAAAGCTTTTTTATTAAAAAAAGTAGTTCTATTTTTGTATCAAGTTACAAACAAAGGAATTTATCACACTTTAAAACTTTATTATTATGACAAACTCAGTATTGCCAATCGACAAGGCTAAACAACTTATTAAGGACTACAAAGGCATTCAAGGCGCTGATATGTTTTTGGCAGACCTGCTTACAATTTTGGTCTTCGACACACAAAGTATATATTCAGTCAAAGATTTAATTGATTATTACACATTAGTTCAGCAGGAACTTCGAAAAATCCAAAAGTGGGAGCAGGTACTCGCAGACGATGAGCCAACTGATCCAGCGCAGGAAATAGAGTACACTGAGGAGCAAATCAAAATCCTTGAGTATTACTATGACGAGCAAAAAAGACAGCAACAGCTAGACTAATCACATCGGGGAGCAGCATCCGATCAACTGCAATTTTTTTAATTTAAAAACCTTATTTTTATGAACTACAAACAAACTGATAACATTAGCGAGCTCATCCTCGCAATGGTTAATTTCAATCTGGAATTTCAAAATACTAAGCTCATTAAGGACGGAAAAAACGAGCACCTTAGAAACAAATATCTGACGCTCGACAATATCCTCAACACAGTTCGCCCGATCCTTACAAAGCACGGCTTAGTGATTGTCCAGGCACTGGCTGGCGATTACCTTGTTACAACTATTTACCACGTCTCAGGGCAATATATCCAGTCGGAAATGCCATTTCATCCGATGTCTGGCAATAAGGGCACTAATGCCCTGCAAGAGCTCGGAGGCGGCATTACTTATGCGAAGCGCTATGCTATTTCTGCAATGCTGGGAATTTCAGTAGATGCTGACGACGATGGGCAAGGGTCTAAAATCAAGCCTCAGGAGCTTAAAGCTAAAAAGAAAGTAAGTAATATAGACGAGCTGCAAAAGTTGCTTGGATGGCTTATAAATAACCCAGAAAAGCAAGATACTTACTTAGATTTATTCGAGCTCACGAAAGAGCAAAAACAATTTATCGAAAATAACTTATGAAATTCACTATCTTAAAAAATACTGACGCGGTGCACATCACGCTCGAAAAGATCACCAATCCAACGCTTCCCGAAAGGGAGGCTGGGATTGAGTGCATCCGCTCGCTTACCGTTATGCTTACAGATGAAGCCAGCGAGGCAGTGGGTGTCTATTCGTCTGGAATTCATGCAGGGCGTCCGAAGAAAGGCGAG